CACCTGGTGAGGTGTTCCAGATCAGTGATCTGTCGCGAAATTTTCCGACTAGCATTGGTACAAGCCTTTTCCCCGGCTTGCCCCCAAATGAGGAATTGTGCAGAGAAGACCGATTAGTAATACTACTAATGCACCATGGTCCATAGGGGCCCTTGTAAACAAGGGTCCCGTAATGGTCATGAGCCTTAGCCATATGACCACATTGGCGAGGGTAGGGTACTCTCTAGGAGTGGAAGGATGACATCTACGGGAAAGCCCCGGTTTACGATGCCTGAAATCGCTCCAAGTCTGATTGCACAGTCGAACTATTCCCCCCAGTAATGGGAAGAAGATAGTTCTTGTACCTGTGGATCCTTTCATTATCCATAGATGAGACCTTGGTCTCAGCCTACAGACTGAATAATCTGTAAAACCTACATTTAATACATTATGAAAATACACAACATATTAAACATACGCTTACATCTTATTACTGATTCTCACTTGTTCCCTGCTTGTGTGATGTGGCAGGTGGCCGGTTTCTCCGGTATCCACACTTCACGTACGTTCCAAACAAGCTCGGCACTAGGAGTGCCAAATCTCCGACATCCTCTAATATGGAGGGTCGACTGGACTTTGGTCCAGGCTGGTCAATACGCTGTTGTGGATCCTGAGACACCCCTCTCAATCCTCTATCTTACGAAAAAGGAATACTTGAAGCTGGTCGGGATAGCCCTATCAACTGATAGTACTTTAATAGTATTGGCGTCTCCATATGACTCTCGCCCCAAGGATGAGGTGATAGAAGCTCCGAAACCTGAAAATTCCCCCCCGGTGAAAACCGTTGGGCACGCCATCTTCTGGCGTGGGATGCTTAGTCGTATGAGTAGGTCTTATAGAGCATTCCTCTCTAAGGGGTCCAAGATGTTCAACTCCGCTAAGTTACCTATGTATCTTAGTGGATTGGTTAAACGCTGGTCCATGGCCTTAGGGCACTGGGCCGGATTACCGTTAACTACTCAGACTTGGTTTAAAGATATAATCCAAACACTTCCTCACCTGCAACATGTACTTAAGGTACAAGGTACAACTGGTCTGGTGCTCAGATTGAAGAATTCCATGCTTCTCATCCAGCGTTATCTTGCTAAATCTCCTGGCCACTCCCATACTTTCGGGCATCCTGTGGCCTTAGCTAATGGTCTTCCTCGGTGGATCCCTCTCGGTGGTCGTAATGCCATCCGGATGGGTTCACACCGCGCAATTCGTTTCTGGTTGAGTGTTTGTTATCTATACAAGGTAATTGAAATGCCTCATAAGATTCTAAACGCTCTCAAGTCCATACAACAGCCACCCTTCGTTGCAACTGCAATAGAGGTGGTTCTCCTCTACTCCTATCGTCGGTTTCTTCGGCTTATTTTTGTGCCAAAGTTCCTCGGAGGAGTAAGGGAGATTCCTGAGGAGAAGTCCTCAGGGGTTGTATTTGCCCCCGTCAGTGCTGGACCTAACGGTGCCCCTGCTATTAATAAGATAGCAGAGGACGCCGCGGCCCTTACACTTGATTGGGACAAGAACGAAACGTGCGAGGAGAAGGACCAGAAGCCAGG